TTCCGAAAGACTTTAGTTGGGACATAGAAGAAGCCAGCGACATGACCGAAGGATCACAGCAACTGGCTTGTACTGGTAACAACTGCGAACTTTAACGTTCACTACTGGGGAGCTTCGGCTCCCTAGTCTGTTAGCAACCTCTCCCCAGTCGTCATCCTAAGAACTCTATCTATATTTGCTATACCCGGAGCGTAAGTTTGCCCTACTTTCAGAAGAGGCTCTAACGCGTCAGGCTCTCCTGTAATTCCCCTCTCCACTGCTGTCAATAAACCGGAAGCAGTTCTGCCTATTGCTTGAACAGGTGCTGGGTTTATGCTTACCATGTCACCGCCGAACTCTTCAGCCCTGACGTTGACAGCGCCGCTGGATATGTTTGAGGCTAATTGATTAATAGCACCTGACGCAAAACCTTCAGGCGTAAGAACATCTTCTATATCTTTGTTCTTGCTCAAGTCAAGAGTCTTTCTTGCGTCGTCCCAGACACCCGCAACAACACCAAACAACGTAACGTATTTAGCAGACTGTAGCATTGCAGCTTTAGCAGCGTCGGCCCCTTCTTTTGTGTTTATACCTACCTCTGCAACCTTAGCAAGGTTAAGCCCTACTTCAGTTCGTATGTTATTCATTTGTCTGTTCATGTAAGATAACATGCTGTACATCATACGTGCATTAGGATTGTCGTTATAAGCTTTAGGCATTGCGCTTGCACTGACAGGTTGCCACTTGTTCATGGCCGCGCCTGCAAAGTTAAGAACGTGTCCCAACTCTAGCTTGTTTAAAGAACCACCTGATTTCATTTTCTTTAGGGCAGCGACCGTACTATCAAACTCTGATGCAGAAAGACCACGCATGCCGTCATGCTTCTTTAACTTATCAATAGATTTTTGATCACCCTTTCTAGCTAAGTTCACAGCGCGCTGAATGGCAGAGTTAGATAGCATCTCTTGTCCCATTCTGTTTACTGTAGAAACACCTGAAACTTTGTAAGCTAATTCGCCTACAATATCAACACCTCTGCCTACAAGACTGGGCGCTTTAATGTAGTTAAATATTTCAGCAGTCTTAATGCCTTCATTCTTTACAGTGTTTGCAACCTCTCCGTAAAAGTTTTTATCTAACCCCAACTGCTTATTTGAAACCCACTTGTCAGGTGAGACTCCTGTTATCTTGGATATTATTGGGATGGTTTCTATAAGAGCGCGAGGAACAGTTTGCGCCCAAGCCGTAAACCCGTTTTGAAACATAGGTGCAGTAACGCCTTCAACAACGTTTAACACAGCGTTCATTGGGTTAGCCAGCAAAGCAGTAGACACAGCCCTTCTTGAGACAGCGCCAACAGCGTCGCCTCCCATCTTGGAAGTAATTAAAGTAGACTTAAGCGCGTCCTGTAAATTGCTTCTAATCGCTTTAGCATTTCCAGCCTTCTTCAATTCTTTTTTGGCTGCCTTGTCTATAGCTTTAAAAACAACATCCATTCTACTGTTAGATTTCAAGTCTTTAGAATCTAATTCTAATTTATTTAAATCAATGTTAAACCTCTGGGCTACGGCACGAGAAGCTGCTATGTCTTTAGCCATCTGCTTTAGCGCCTCAACAGGATTGGCGTAATCGTTAGTACCCATCCTTTTTCTTTCAGCCAGAGCAATAGTAGGCATGTAGTCGTCGTCAGTAAATTTAACAAAGTCAAGATCTTGCAATATCTTTACTTGATCTCGTATTTTCTTGACCGCTTGTTTTTCTTCGGTGTTTCTGGCGGCTGACATAGCTTGATTCCACGTTACCGCTTTACCTTTAAACTTTTTATTTATCCGTAAAAGCGCGGCTTTCAACCCGTCATTGTTTTTAAAAACTTTAGCAGCGTCTGAAAACACATCATCAAAAGTTGAATCTATTTCACTAAGCTCGTGTCTAACCATTATTTCAGAGTCTTCAACTAAACGTGCTGCGCGTACTCCAACATTTTTTTCAGTCCACTCTTTAGTTCCAAGCAAAATGTTACCAGCCAAACGAGAAGCTTTTTGTGTGTTGTCCTTTATACCATCCCCAGACAAAATAGAAGTTACTTTTCGTTTTTGTAAACTTGCATCACTAACATTAGAACCTACGCCAGCCCTGCCAACAGAAGCAAAACCCTCTTCACCGCCTATGAAACCTCCGGGCTTAACTTTTTCTTTCTCTGCTTTTTTAGCTGCCGCTGCTATCTCGTCTGCACTTCTTGTTAATCCAGACGCTAACGCTCCAATACCTGCTCCTAATCCGGCACCTAAAGCTGCTCCCTCAAGACGGCCCTCATCTTCTCCACTCAAGAACCCGTAAGCCGCTCCTTCAACAGAGCCTAAACCAGCAACCTTAGCTGCCCTTTGGAGCTTACTTCCTGTTTGAGCTATCTTTGCCAAGCTAGCGCCGGGAACAAACAAGCCTGCGGCAAAACCAGCTACATCCAGAAAAGTTGAAGCCGTTGGGTTTTGTCTTTCAAAAGCCCTTAACTCTTTGCGTGACTGGTCAATAGCTTGGCTGTAGTTTTCTGCGCTTCCTGAAAGAACTCTAACAGCCGCGTCAAGTTCATCTCCTGCGCCTACAGCAGACTCAACAAAATCAACAAGACCAGATCTTACAGAACTGTACTCGCTTTCTTCTTCAGCAACTGTAGATCGGCTTGACTTTAAAAAAGGATTTACCGATGTATTAGATTTGCTTGACTTTAAAAAAGGATTGGACATTAAGAATCGCCTCGTCTTCTATCAATCTCCGCGTTTATTTTGTCTCGGTTTTTTTTACTAAAGCCTTTATCGTTGGCTACCAACTCAAGAACCTCTAAAGGAATCTCTCTTAACAGCCCTCCATATTTATTAAACGCCTCGCCAACAGTTCTTCTGGCAGAAGCAAGAGTAATTGCCTTAGACACAGGCTCAACAGATTCTGATACAAACTTTGCAGTCTCTACAACAGGTGTAACAAAAGCAGTCTCAAGTGCGCTAGGATCTTTAGAGCTTACTGCGCCTTTAAAATTTTCATCAAAAGCTTCTTGCCCATACGCAATAATATAAAACGCTTGATTCTCTTCTGAAGGGTCTTTATTTAAAAGTTCAGTAGCTTCTTCAATAGACATTTTTTCGTCTTCTGCATAACCCATTTCTTCCGCCAAGTCTGGATCGTACCTGTTTATTATTCTTAATTGTTTGTCTTGGTTTTCTGAAATAAGGTCAGCACGAGCTTGTAAATATTCTTGTCGAGTAGGTTCTCCGTCCCTTTCTGTAGTGTCTTGTTTAGCCCTAGACACAACTGAACTTTCTGATGGCGTGTCTTCAAAAGCAAGCTGTGCGCTTCTTACAAGTACAGCCTCTTGATTTTTTATTCGGTTTTGTTGGTCTATCTCATTAAATATATATTGAGTGCCTACAGTAGAGACTTTTTTCCTAAGCGCTGCTTCAGCTTGCTTAAGAGTCCCTAATGCTTTTGTGTTTCCAGACCAGCCGTTTTCAGGACTCCAGCTTTTAGCTGCTTCTTCGTAGGCGGCCAGCTCTGCTGCTACTGTTTTTTTAACCTCCTCTGGAAGATCAGCAATTATAGTGTCTAGCTCTGCTTTAGTTAAAGGCTTTGATTTTAAATCTGTTGATGTCTGATTAAACGCAGTCAAAACATTTTCGTTTCTGATCGCTCCCGCAACAAAATCACTCGCTACTCCTGCAAACTCATCAGGCACTTCTGACAATACACGGTCTATCTCAGCTTGATCTTTGGTTCTAACAGCGGTTAGCAAAACGTTTTGATTAGTTTTTAAATATTGATTTTGAAGCATAGATCTTTCTTCTTCTTCAAATCTAAACGCATCGACCTGAGCTTTCCTGTAACCTTGCTGAACATCAGGGTCTTTAAGAAGTTCATTCTTTCTGTTTGTTAATGTCTCTTTTAAAAGTTTACCTTGATCGGTTGAAACGTCTAAATTTTCTAACGTAGTGTCAATAGAAGAAACAGCTTTAATTTGATTTGCTTGTTGTGTTTTTTGAGCACCGGGAACTAAAGCCTGAAGACTCTGTATCTCTTTCATGTAAATACTTTTTTCTTCTGTTGTTTTAGCTAAACGCATAGAAGACTGTAACTCTCGCATACGTCTTGTAACAGCAGCTACGTCACCTTGCTGCGCCGCTGCTGTACCTTGCATTGTCTTAGCAAAGGATTCATCAAGCCTAGCTAGTCTGTCTTTTTCGGCTTTCTTCTCAGCAGCCACAGCAGGAGCCTGACCAAGCGCAGTACCTAGCTCAAACAAACCTTGACTGTACCCCGGCTGTGTCAGCGACTGTATAAAACCTTGTCCGAATTTAGCCATCTTAAAAATCCCCTGTGTAGTACGGGTTGTTGTTGACGTTTGCACCCTCACCAAACGCATCGCTTACGTCACCGCTTCCTAATAAGCCTCCTAACAACCCTCCAATAGCTGAAGCACCGCCTCCAAAAATCTCAGACAAACCACCAAAGCTGTCTGTTGGAGTAGACAAGCCACCAATCAATCCAGTACCTAACTGACCCATCAGGTTAGCTTGTCCCAGACCAGCACCCAACAACGCCTCAAGGCCACCCATAGCGCCTTCGCCAAACAGACCTGCGCCGTAAAGCTGACCGCGCTGCTGTAGCTGTGGGTAAAGCTCACTGCCTTGCATAGCTGCTAGTAACTGTGACTGCGGTACGTAAGAACCACCCAAGGCTCCAAGTCCTAGCTGTTGCTGTCCGCTTAACATTGCTAAGTCTTGTGCAGACAACTGAGAACCTAGCCCAGCCATTTGAGCACCAAGGCCAGCCTGTTGCGCCTGTAAGCCACCTGCAAGCTGTGCTAACTGCCCCGCCTGAGAAGCAGACGTAGCTGCCCGACCAAGACCTTCAGACTGCAACTGAGACTGTATCTGATTTGCACTCAAGCCTAGCTGTGACAACTGCGCTGCCCTTTGTTGTGCTTGACCTTGAAGGTCGCTAGACAATCCTGCTTGCTGACCAAACATACCGCTAAGTGTTTGAGCAGTTCCTAGCGCTTGCTGCTGCTCTGATTGCGCTTGCTGTATAGCCGCCAGAGATGCCCTGTTCTGTGCTTCTTCCTGCGCCTGAGACAACGCTGCTTGCTCAGGAGTACCGCCAAACATATTGGTACGTACACCCAAACGTCCCTGACTTGCAAGTCTTTCTTCTAACTGCAAGCGTTGGCGTTGCTCTTCTGGACGCTGCGTAGCCCGGATACGCTCGTATACATCTGCCTCACGCCCTGCTGTAGAACCTAAAACGTCACCCGCCGCTTGTCCTGCCAGTGCGCCGTACTGACTCCTAAGAGCTTCTACGTCTGATGGGGCCTGCGTAACCAAACCTTGTTGACCCAAGCCTAACGCTTGCTGTCCAAGTTGTCCTATAGCAGCACTAGGTTGTTGCCCGAGTTGTCCGCTAACTTGGTTTGCAAACTGCCCCCTAAGCTGATTGATGTCTGCTGGCTGTGCCTGTGAAGCCTGCATAAACTGACCACCAAGACCGTAGGCCTGCTCCGCTGCTGTTCGTCCTGCTTGCTGACCGTATGGCGTAGCGCCCAGCGTTGTCTGCGCTTGGTTCATTAACATACCCTGCAAGGCTTGCTCTTGTGGAGACAGGCCCATCGTTGCAGCGCCAGTTGTAGGGTCGTAACCAAACTGACCACCCGTTGCTGACGTTACACTGAAGGGCTGGAACTTAGATTGATCAAGTCCTTGCTGTGCAATCTGCATTGCGCCTTGCTGTGCTACATCTCCAATATCTCCAAGCCTGTCGTATGCTCCCTTAGCAGCAGCACCGCCGCCTAGAAGACCAAGAGCAGGCCCAATACCACTTAAAAAATCTGTAATTGCAGACATTAGTAATTACCTCCGTCGATTGTTCCTGTCGATAACGTACCCGTAAATGTAAGGGCAGGTATCGTTACAGTACCAGTAAACGTAGGACTGTCTGTGTTAGCCTTTGACGCTACTGCGGTTGCTATGTTAGTAAACTCTGTACTGAACTCTGTACCACGAATGATCTTGCCACTGTCTCCAGAAGGCAAAGAATCCTTAGCGGCAAAGTCTGTCGTCGGGGTATAGTTGCTCATAGTGTTTTACCTATTAATGCTAGTACGTTAATTTCTTGTAGTGATAATGCAAAACCGTTAATGTCTGACTCAAGTCCTATGGTGATCACGCTGCCGTCACCTGTCGTGTTGATGGCGCGTCGAGATACTAAAGTACCGCCTGTAAACTCACCAACTGTAAACTCGCTAACATTGTAAAAAGCAGGGTTCTGATTGCCTACCGTATATTCTTGAGTTCTGTAAGAAGTTTCAAAGTCGTAAGCCCAGTTAATAAACACTGTGGCTGAGTTAGCGCCTACAATAGTGGGCCTGAGCTTCTTTAGAATCTTTAGCTTTGATGGATCTCCAAAGGTTAAGCCGGGACTGTAGTATCTAAACCGATAAGAAGATCCGTTGTCTGAGTAACCTGAGTATTCGCTTAATCCAAAAGCGTTTCCTACCAAAAACTGACCGTTTCTAAGGACTTCAAAAGAAAAGAAAGCGGAACTAGGCCAGCGTGTAACTCTGTACGATCCGTTCTCTGTAGTGCCTTTAAGATCAAAACAGTACGTAAGGTTGTTAGAGGGAAACGACACAAGGTAAAACGTATTGTCTGGTGAGTAGATAGTCGCTACATGTCCCTGTCGGTTAGCAATAGTCTCAATAAACTCTGTCTTGACGTTACCGCTAAGATCACTAATAGGCATTGACTTTTCTTGTATGGTTCTGCCAAAGCTCCTAAGCCCTGTGTCGTCTAGAAATAGAACGTCAGTGCCAATGTGTTGAATAGAGTTTCGACATACACAACCAACACCCGGAACTGTGTCGGCAATTGACATATTAGCTGGCGAGTCAGCGTTTTGATATACAACAATGCTGTGCCTGCCAAAGATAATCAAAAGATTGTTGTGAGCAGTTAATCCTATAATGCTGTCTGCGCCGTCAGGCCAAGCCTTAGAAATATCTATAGAGCCTGACGATCCTCCAGCAAAGTCTGTACCAATAAGCAAATCAGACCAGTATATAACTTGTGAGTCTGTGTTGCTGTCAGTTATCCAAAGCCTGCCGTAAGCTGCTAACGCTTCGTTGCACCAAAGGTACGTAGGTGTTGCACTGCCCGTGTAAGAAGCAAAAGTCTGAACACCGCCAGCGTGTGTATAGATAAGAGGCTCTTGACCTCTCTGGAAAAAGTACGCTGCGTTGTTAAAGTTAACAGAACGCCAGTCATTCTCTGCAATGGTGTAACTTGCTGGAGTCTCGTCTACTAGCGTGGCTGTGCCAGAAAGTATCTTGTCGTTTCCAAAACTAAATACTTTTTCGTTACCAGAGCCATCAAAAAACTCATGTATAGAATGTACGTAGTCTGTGCCTAACTCTGTTTTGTTTGTTGTTAATGTATCTAAACCTTCACGCGCAGCAATTCGACCGCGCTTGTCAATGACAGCGTTATCTGCAACGTCTGCAAACGATGGGTCTTGCGCTAGAGGAGAATCCTCAGTGTTGATACCCTTAAACGCAGGAGCAACTAGGTTAATACTTTGTAGTGGCTGGGCCATACACTAGCTCCTATTATGAATACC